GCTACGGCTGACTTGTTGTTGCCACAGGGCGTTGACATGGCTTCGCGCCAAGTCCACAACGGTATTTCGTTGCGTATCGTGCGTCAGTACGACATCAACAACGACCGTCTCCCCTGCCGTATTGACGTTCTGTATGGCTACAACGCCATCCGTCCTGTCACTGCCGTCCGTCTCTGGGGCTAAATCAATGGGGGCTTCGGCCCCCATTCGTAACTTTTTTTAAGGAAAATTATCATGGCACTTTCTAATGGCACAGGCGGTTATCAGGTCGGCGCAGGCGCATCTGACGAAGCAATTATGTTCGTTCAAGGCGCTCCTACTGCATTGGCTGCCGCAGCAACCGCAACGGCTGCACAACTTCAAAATGGTCTGTTTGTTTTTGACGGCACCGCTGGCAACCTAACATTGCCAACAGTTGCTTTGTTGGAAGCAGATATGCCTAGCGCACAAAAAGTCAATTCTGCATTTGACTTTTTTGTAATCAACATCGACGCAGCCGACGCAGTCACTTTGGCTGTTGGTACTGGCTGGACAATCGTTGGTGCTGCTGCCGTGGCTTTGGGCACATCAGCCCATTTCCGCGCACGCAAGACCGGCGCCGGTTCGTGGGTTGCATACCGCATTAGCTAATGTGACAACCCCGTCCTTCGGGGCGGGGTATTTAAAAGGAATCAATCATGGCAAATACCAAACCTATTGGTGTGGCGTATGAAGATCAGTACCTTAACGGCGCGCTTATTGAAAACAGCACTATTACTATCCCTGGAACGACTTTAAACGCCGTTACCATTGGTAGTACAGGCGGTACTGTTGGATTTTATGGCACATCTCCGGTAGTTAAAGGTGCGGCTCTTACTACAGCGCTTACATCTATTACTGCTACAGCACCAGGGACACCTGACTACGCTATTGCTAACCTTACGTCTACAACGCCGTTTGGTTTTGCTTCAGCCGATGAAGGTCAAACTGTGTTGACAGTTATTGCAAACTTACAAGCCCGTGTAAACCAGTTAGAAACACGTTTACAAACTTACGGTTTGTTAGCTTAATAAGGCGGGGGCTAATCACCCCCATCTACACATGAACATATACCTAGAACACCCCCTTCACGGTCAAAAAGTTGCCACAATGGAACTTGAAGCCGAAGAAGATGAAAAAAATGGTTGGGTGCGTTATACTTTAGACACGCCTGAGAATGAAGTAGCGGAGCCGGTAAACGTGCTAAAACGTCGTCGTAAAACCACGGAGTAAACATGAGTTATACCGCCGGTGACCAAATAAATGGCGCATTGCGTTTAATCGGGATGTTGGCTGAAGCTGAAGAACCTTCTGCCGCAACCGCAAACGACGCGCTAAATGCCATGAATCAAATGATTGATTCATGGAATACAGAGCGTTTGTCGGTGTACGCAACGCAAGATCAAGTGCTGTCTTGGCCTCCAGGCTTTAAAGAACGCAGCTTAGGCCCCACGGGTGACTTTGTTGGCCTTCGACCTATATTGGTAGATGATTCGACCTATTTCCGTGACCCAGCATCTGGCATTTCATACGGCATTAAGCTAATTAATCAGCAGCAATACAACGGTATTGCGGTCAAGACCGTGACATCGACGTACCCACAAGTGATGTGGGTCAACATGGAATACCCAAACATTACGATGACGGTGTACCCAGTTCCAACCAAGCTGTTGGAATTTCACCTTGTTTCCGTAAAAGAATTAACGGAGCCCGCGCAGTTCAGCACTCAACTTGCATTCCCGCCTGGCTATATGCGCGCGTTTAAGTACAACTTAGCGTGTGAGTTAGCGCCTGAGTTTGGGGTTGAGCCAAGCCCTACTGTGGCAAGAATTGCAATGACCTCTAAGCGTAACTTGAAGCGCATTAACAATCCTGACGACATTATGGCAATGCCTTACTCAATTGTCGCAACGCGCCAGCGCTTTAACATCTTTGCCGGCAACTACTAATGCAATCGCCTATTCTCGGATCAGCCTATGTTGCCCGCAGCGTCAATGCTGCGGATAACCGCATGATTAATCTGTTTCCAGAAATCATTCCAGAGGGTGGCAGCACACCGGCGTTTTTGAATAGAGCGCCAGGCTTGCGTCTGGAAGTGGCAGTCGGCACAGGTCCCATTCGTGGAATGTGGACGTTTAATAGTTATTTGTATGTGGCCTCTGGCAACACGCTCTACAAAGTAGATACGGAATACAATGTCACAGCTTTAGGTACTTTGGCCAATGACGGCCCTGTCTCCATGACGGATGATGGTACTTATTTGGGCGTGGCGTGTAACGGACCAACTTTTTACTACAACTCTGCTACTGATACTTTTGGTGAAATAACAGACCCAGACTTTCCTGGTGCGCTGACCATCTCTTATTTAAATGGCTACTTTGTGTTCATTGAACCAGACAGCCAAAAGGTTTGGACGGCTGAACTTCTTGACCCAACGTCTATTGATCCGCTTGCCTTTGCAAGTGCCGAGGGTAGCCCAGACGGGCTTGTGTCCTCTATTACGGATCACTCAGAGGTTTGGCTATTTGGTACAAACTCGGTTGAGGTTTGGTACAACTCCGGTGCGGTCGATTTCCCCTTGCAGCGTATTCAAGGTGCGTTTAATGAGATTGGTTGCGCTGCAACATTTTCTGTTGCCAAGCTAGACAATGGTTTGTTTTGGCTTGGTGCGGATGCCCGTGGTCGAGGTATTGTTTACCGCTCAAATGGATATACAGGGGTGCGTATCAGCACCCACGCTGTTGAGTGGCAAATACAACAATACGGCGATATCTCAGACGCCATTGCTTACACATACCAGCAAGACGGCCATGCTTTCTACGTCCTGACATTCCCCACGGCAAATGCTACTTGGGTGTACGATGTGGCGACACAAGCGTGGCACGAGCGCGCAAGCTATACCAACGGCAACTTTGGGCGTCATCGCAGCAACTGTCAGGTAGCGTTTAACAACGAAGTTCTTGTTGGTGACTACCAAAACGGCAACTTGTACGCTTTTGATTTAGAGGTGTACGCCGACTTTAACCGCACACAGAAATGGTTGCGATCATGGCGTGCGCTTCCCACGGGTCAAATTAATGACCGCAAACGAACAGCTCAACACAGCCTCCAGCTTGACGCTGAAACTGGCGTAGGTTTGCCAGGCATTACAGAAGTCCCAGGTCACATATATCTGTCGCCCCTTATTATTGTCGGCACGTTTAACATTGTGGATGAAGTTCAGATTGTTAATTCTATTGACCAATATGTCGAGCCACAAGTTATGTTGCGCTGGTCAGATGATGGTGGCCACACTTGGTCTAACGAGTACTGGCGGTCTATGGGTCCCGTTGGCGGCTATGGCACTCGCGTCATTTGGCGCCGTTTAGGCATGACCATGAAGCTGCGTGATCGGGTGTATGAGGTGTCAGGCACTGACCCAGTTAAAATTGCAATCACCGGCGCAATCCTCCAAGTGAGCGGAACAAATGCCTAACTCAACGCAAATCCCAGCACCTAGGGTGCCAGTAACTGAAGTAGAAACTAGACTTATGTCTCGCGAATGGTTTCGCTTTTTTAACGCGGTGTACGAGCAGTTGGGTGGCGGCATAGGCGGTGCGACAGGCACATTCACAACCGTGGACGGCAAGACGGTCACAGTAGTCAACGGAATCATTACGGAGATCGTTTAATGTCGATTAACATTTCATACTTGGCGGGCGCAGGCGCTCAGTTCTTTGACGGCAACGGCGACCCCTTAACCGGTGGTTTGCTGTACACATACCTTGCCGGAACAACAACGCCGGTCATTACCTACACATCACGTTCAGGCGCAGCAAACAATACCAACCCTATTGTGCTAGACGCAGCCGGACGTACTCCTGCTGAGATTTGGCTTGATGGCGGTGTTCTGTATAAGTTTGTTTTAGCGACGTCTGCGTATGTTCAGATTGGAAGTTACGACAATATCCCTGCTGTTAACGATCCAACGACCACCAACAACCTTATTACGGTTGCAGGAACAAACGCGCTGACAGGTTTGGCTACACCTCCGTTGGAAGGTTACACAGCCGGTGCGCAGTATTCGTTTATTGCGCAAAACACCAACAGCGGCGCTGTTACCCTTGACATTGACAGCTTGGGTGTTAAAGATGTTACGCAAACAGGTGCTAACGCGCTTGTAGCGGGAAGTATCGTTGGTGGCTCAATGGTGCTAGTCGAGTACGACGGCACACGCTTTCAGTTGCTTACCCCTAACTCATTTATTAATCCCATCATCCGTGGCTATACTGAAATTATTACTTCAAGTGGCACGGTGGGCGCATCTGCCACGCTGTCAATTGCTGCGGGTACGGTCTTAACGGCAACCCTCACCTCTGCCACGGCGTGTACATTTACAATGCCTGCAATCGTTGCGGGTAAGTCTTTCTTGCTGTTGCTCAAACAGCCTGCCTCTGGTACTGCTACAACTGCCACGTTTACAGGCGTCAAGTGGGGTACAAACGGTGCGCCAACAATTACGCCTACTGTTGGCAAGATGGACATCTTATCGTTTATCTCTGACGGCACTAATTGGTATGGAACAATCGTACAAGGGTTTACCCCATAATGTTTGCAGCCCATAATCTTTTCTTGACGGGTAGAGGACCATACCCTGCCACATATCTGCTAACAGCGGGTGGTGGAGGCGGTGGACAGCCCTACTCATCGCCTGATCCAGCTAGTGGTGGAGGTGGCGGCGCGGGAGGATTGCTGACAGGGTCTACTACGCTTGTACCTGGTACAACGTATTCGTTTACCGTTGGTGCGGGCGGTGCTGGATCAACTAACGGATCAAACAGCGTTGCGTTTGGGCAGACTCCTATTGGTGGCGGTGCAGGCGGTAATGGTGAAGCTTCCGTAGGTCAGGGTGGTTTTTCTGGCGGTTCAGGTGGTGGCGGTGGTTACGCCAACAAGTCTGGCGGAACCGGCACTAGCGGTCAAGGCAATAACGGCGGCGCAAGTACGCTTACTACCGGTGGTGGTGGTGGTGCGGGCGCTGTTGGTGGTACGCCAAATGGCGGTGCTGGGTCTGCAAATAGCATCACCGGTTCTTCTGTAACGTATGCAGGCGGCGGCGGTGGTGGTAGTGATGTTGCAGGCGGGTCAGGTGGCGCAGGCGGTGGCGGTGCTGGCGGCACAAACGCTGCTGGTAACGCAGGGTCTGTAAACACAGGCGGCGGTGGCGGCGGTGCAGGCGGCAACAACACTTCTAACGCCGGTGGCTCTGGCGGTTCAGGCGTTGTGATCTTGTCAATCCCTATTGGTGATTATACCGGCATTACAACTGGCTCACCCACGGTCACTACAAGCGGTGTAAACACCATTATCAAGTTTACTTCTAGTGGGAGTTACACGGCGTGAAGGTTACTTATAGCCCGACTTTGTTTCAAAATACGCCGTCTAAAATTAAATTTAGACAACAAATTTTGACCGCACAAGAACGTATGCAACAAATGATAGCAGACGGTGAAATTCCGTCTACGCTAGAAGACTGCACGCTTAAGCATTACTACACACCGATTGATGAAAAGTATGGTTGTTGCACTTATGCCAGAGAAATGACGATCCCAAAAGGAACCGTCATTATAGGTAAAATTCATCGCCATCAGCATTTGAATTTTATTTCTAAAGGCAAAGTTATTGTTTCTACCGAATTTGGCAAGAAAGAATACGCCGCACCTTGTACGTTTATATCGGAAGTAGGGCTTAAGCGCGCAGTTTATGCGTTAGAAGACACGCTATGGACTACTGTTCACCTAACAGAGCATCGTGGGGAAGAAAATTTAGACAAAATGGAAGCCGAAGTCATTGCTCCAAGTTACAATGATTTAGGATTAATCGCATCTTTTGACGCGAAGGAACTAACATGACATTCGGTATATCAGCTTCAGCAGCAGCAATAGCAGGCGCAACTATTGTAGGTAGCGTCGTATCTTCGCGAGCGTCTGGACAAGCCGCTCAAAAACAAGCTGACGCTGCTGGCGAAGCTTCTGCACAGCAACTTGAGCAAGCAATGCAAGCAATTAGTGTTCAACAAGATGTCTTAAATAGACAACTTGTAACCGCGTCAGAAACTGAACGACGACAAATTGAAAATCAGCAACAAGCGCTGCGTGAACAACTTGCCATCTTAGAAAGTAACCGAGAGCAAACTTTAGCTATTGCGCGTGAAACGCGAGATCAGCAGTTAAGTACTGCTGGGTTGACTCGCGATCAACAATTAGAACTAGCTGGTAAAACCAAAGAAGAACAGCTTGCAATTGCCCGTGAAGTTCTTGGCAAGCAAGAAGGCGTTTTTCGCCCGTATCAAGAAGCTGGTCTTGCAGGGCAAAACCAACTGCTTAATTATTTAGGTATTGGTCAAAACACAGGTGGCACAGGGTACGGTCAGTTTGCCACGGCTGAATTTACGCCAGAAGCCTTTGCGGCTGGTCAAGACCCAGGCTACGCCTTCCGTATGAAGGAAGGCTTAAAGGCTGTAGACGCGCAAGCAGCAGCCCGTGGCGGGTTGATCTCTGGCGCTGCGCTTAAAGCGTCAACGCGCTTTGGTCAAGACATGGCGTCGCAGGAATACCAAAACGCCTTTAACCGCTACCAAACTACACGCCAAAACACACTTGCGCCGTATCAACAATTGCAAGGTGTTGGCATGAACGCAGCAGGAAGTTTAGCTAATGCGGCAGGCGCTTACGGTCAAACTAGCCAAAATGCGTTAGGTAATTATGGGCAAGTTGGTCAAGCTGCACTTGGCAACTACGGTCAATCCGCAATTGGCGCGTATGGTGGTTATGGAACATCTGCGCAAAACGCAATTGGTAACTTTGGCAACATGGCGAATAATGCTAGGGACACTACTGCTGGTCGTGTTGGTGCGTATATAGGCGCAGGCGGTCAAAATGCGTACAACGCTATAGGTAACTACGGTGGTCAAGTGACCGGCGCATTAACAGGCTATGGCAACGCAGCCGCGGCTAATACGATAGGTGCGGGTAACGCGCAGGCTTCTGGTTATGTTGGTCAAGCCAACGCTATTAATCAAGGCATTAGCGGCGTGTCTAATATGTATTATCAGAACCAGTTGCTGAATTTGCTAGATAGGAATAGAAACCCTTACGCTAATTTGCCTTACAACTCTTTACAAGACCCTGGCGGCGTTGTTTATTAACATAATTCATATGAGATAAAAAATGGCAATCAATCCAAACATTGCGCTAGGCGTACAGCCCATTCAGCAACAGCCTAATATGTTGGCGCAGTATGCTCAGATTATGGCGATTAGAGCTGCGCAACAAGAGACTGAAGGCTATGAAGGCGTTAGAAGCGCTATAACCGGCGGCATGGATGCAGGCGACCCCCGTATGTTGCAATACGGCAAGCGCGGTATTGAGGCGTTTAAAGCGGCAGGAGAAGGGCGCGTTAAACAACAGGATGCGTTGGCAAAATCATTTGTAAACGCAAGAGAATCACTTAGCATGGTTCGCACCCCTGAAGACTTGCTTGCGTACACCGTTAGCCAATTTAATGACCCCCTAATTGGGCCACGGCTAAAAGCACAGGGTCTGACTCCTGAAGCTGCTGCGGCTAATCTCCAAAAAGAATTAACAACATCAGGCTTTGAGACTGTACTTAAAAAATCCGCAATGGGTTTGGATGGTTGGTTTAAAGACCAGACATCGCGTCGTAACACGGATGTAAGTGCTGCGGCTCCAATAATGAACGCGCGACTTGCGCGTGAAAAATATAATGATGAATTAAAGTACGGTGGTGCTGTTGTTAATACCACTATTCCCAACCCAGAAAACCCAAAAGAACGAATAGAAATTCAAACGCGTCGCAATATTCGTGGTGGCGATTTAATACCATTAGAAGTCGCGCCAATGCCTATGCGCGTTGATATTTCGCCTAGTTCGGCAACTTCGTCATTTCAACCTTCTGGTGGCGGTGCGCCTAATGTTAACGCTTTAGCGCCTCAAGGCGGCGCTGCGCCTGCGCCAAACGTAAATGCTTTAAATCCTAACGCGCTGCCAACGCAAACGCCGGCAGGACCAACATTTGCAATGCCTAAAAGTAAAAATGAAAGCCTTACTGAAGCGCAAGGTAAAGCGACTAACTTTTCTATTCGTGCCAAGCAAGCGCACGAAGTGCTTAACACTATTGGTCAAGACGGCAAAGTACAGCCTGGTCTTATTAAACGCGGCGCTGAAGCAATTCCGTTTATTGGTGAAGGTCTTGGTACCGCATTAAACGTCACACAATCTCCTGCGCAACAACAAGTTGAGCAAGCACAAAGAAACTTTATTAACGCTGTGCTTCGCCAAGAATCCGGCGCAGCAATTAACGAAGGTGAATTTAACAACGCTAAAAAACAATATTTTCCACAACCTGGTGACAGCGCTGAAGTTATTGAACAAAAGCGGTTAAACCGCGAAGCGGCAATTAAAGGGTTTGATATTGCAGCAGGCCCTGGCGCAAAACAAGCAACGCCCCCTTCAACAGCGCCGAAGCGTATTAGTTCTATGGATGAGTACAATTCTTTGCCCTCTGGCGCAACGTATATTGACCCCGAAGGTACAACTCGGAGGAAAAAATAATGGGCTGGAAAGATGATCCTGTTATACAAAGTGGGTGGCAATCCGATCCCGTTGTAGGCGGCGAAACTGCCAAGCCTTTGGAATGGAAAGATGTGCCTGGGCAAGCGTTGACTAATCTTCCTGAAAGCGCGGGTAAGTTTGTGGGCGGCATTTACGAAGCCGTAACAAACCCAATTGAAACTGTAAAAACAATCGGTATGGCTGCGGCTGGCGGCCTTAAGAACATTTTGCCTAAGCCGGTCACAGATTTTATCACTTCAATTAGTTCTGAGCCAGGCAAAATTAATGAAGCGGTAGCTATCGCCGACGCTATTGGTGGCATTTACAAAGAGCGTTACGGTTCGGTAGAAGGGCTTAAGAAAACTTTGGCTACTGACCCTGTCGGTGCGGCTGCTGATTTGTCGACTATTCTATCTGGTGGCGCAGGGGCAGCCGGTGTGGCAGGGCTAACCGGAACGGCGCGCGTGTTGTCTTCCGCCGCTTCAGCCACCAATCCTCTAACTCCTATAGTCGCCACAGCAGCGCTTCCAGTGCGCGCAACAGCTAGAGGTGTTGGTGGCGTTTACAACTATTTAGCAAACCCAAAAGGTGCAGCAGCGCTTCAAGCAGCCGAAGGCAGCGCACCTGAAATTATTAACGCGTTGCGCAATCCAGAAATTTTACCTGGCAGTCTTCCAACTGCCGGTGAAGCAGCGGCGACAGTTAACGCACCTCGATACGCAGCGCTTGCGGCTGACTTAGCTAAAGTTATGCCAAAAGAATATCTCGCTCGCGCAGGGCAACGCAAAGAAGCGTTGTTGCGGCCTTTGTCGGTGGACGAGACTTATATGCCTATTGCTGAAATACAGCGTCAAGTTGCAGCCGCCCCGTTATACACAGCAGCAAGAGGCGCCGGCGATGTTGTTGATACTGTACCTGTCATTTCAAAAATAGACGATATTTTAGATAAGAACCCAGGCAACTCCGAACTTGTTACTGAAATGTCTAAACTTCGGTCAAGTTTGATTGACGAAACAGGCAACCCCCGTGTCAATGCTCAACAAGTATCATCTACGTTAGACGGAATAAAAGCAGCGTTAGCTAAGAAAGAAAACGCATTTATCAAGGATCAGCTTAACAACATTAAAACTGATTTGACCGACGCTATTCCAGGCTATCGACAAGCGCAGGAAACTTTTGCTGCAAAAAGCGAGCCTATTAATCAAGCGCAAGTTGCTACGTTTTTAAAAGAAAAACTAGCTCCTGCGATGACAGAAGAAACCGGCAAATTAAAAACGGCAGCATTTGTAAAAGCTGTTGAAGACGCGCCTCAAACTTTAAAACGCACTACTGGTCAAGCGCGGTTTCAAAACCTTAACGAAGTTTTAACACCTGACCAAGTAAAAGTTGTAAGTCAGATCAAAGATGAGTTAGCGCGCACCGCTAAGTTTGAGGAACAAGCCGCCGCAGGAAGGGCAACTTCTAGAGGCTCTGATATTGCGTCGCAAGCACTTGCAGATGTAACTGGCGGCACAAAGCTCCCTGGTTTGATGAACCGCGTGGCTACAATTGCAAACGTCATTATTGATAGGCTTGAAGGCAGAATTAATCGTCGTTTAGCAACCGAGATGGCCTTAGAAATGCTTGACCCTAAAGCATCCGCAGCCACGCTTGAAGCAGCGTTATTGCGTGAGGCTAAAGGTCAACGCAATAAAGCAAGAGCAGAATCAATGGGCGCGACAACTAAAAGTTTATTAAAACACCCTGCACTTTTGCAATTAAACAACCTTGCACCTGAACAAGAAAACCGCAACTCCCTGAGGCCGTAGCATGGACTTTCAATTCATCATCAATCTTGGTGGCGCAGCAGCGCTTGGCGTAATGGGCTGGTTCGCCCGCCAGTTGTGGGATTCTGTTAAAGAACTCAAGAACGACATTGCAGGCATTCGCCTTCACATGAGTGAAAACTACGTCAAGAAGTCAGAAGTGGACAGCTTTCGCGCCGACATGGACAAGCGCTTTGACCGCATTGAAATGCTCCTAGACCGCCTCTACGAAAAGATGGACAGCAAGGCAGATAAATAATGGTTGCGGCTAAGAAAGCACCCATTAGAAAAGCACCTGTAAAGCGTGCCAAGCCTGTCCAAAAGCAGGACATGACGGACAAACTACTAGACCTTATTAAGTGGGTGGATAACCCGTTTAAACTTGTTAGTGTCATTCTGCTGTCTACCATTTTCTTCCTTGGCTACCTGACTTGGGACAGCCGACAGGTTATTCTGGCAGCAATCAGTAGCAATAGCTCAATGCCGCAGCTTAAGACCCACGAAGAATTATTGCCATTGGCAAACAGGCTGGTCAAAGACATCGGCGCTGTCGGGATCGTAATCAATAAAGTAAACCTAGCCACCAATAGCCGCACAACCATCCTAGCCATTGCCAACGGTGAGCGTAACCATAAGCTAGAAGGCGTGACTGTATCGCTCTTTAATGAAAGCCCTGCACGAAACGCTGACGTTGTTTCAATGCTTAATAACGAGATATCCTGTAAGCCGTTTCAATCATCATCACAAGTTGGCGAATGGGCTAAGTCGCAAGGCGTAACATATATGTGCCGTGGCTCAATACCAAACGAAATGGGTAAGTTTGCAGGATACATTGCAGTGGGATTTAAAGCAGAACCATCAGACCTTACCTCAGTCAAAACCCGCATCATTCTAGCCGCTACGGAGATGGACAAATGAAAGCAAAATGGGAAACACTCAAGGCTTGGTGTGATGCCAAGTGGACAGCAATTAAAATCCGGTTCTCAGGCGTGAGGTTCTAACATGATCCCAATACTCGACATCTTAAATATTGGGTCAAAACTTGTTGATAAGTTCTTTCCCGATCCAGAGCAGAAAGCCAAGGCGCAGCTTGAGCTTTTAAAAATGCAGCAAGATGGTGAGCTGCAAAAGATTCAGGCTACCATACAGGAACAGCAAGAACTAACCAAGCGTCATACGGCGGATATGGCTTCCGACTCATGGCTCTCTAAGAACATTCGTCCGTTAATGCTGATCTGTTTGTTTTCTGCTTATACCGTGTTCTCTGTTGCCTCGGTGTTTGATTTTGAAGCAAAGACTGCCTATGTAGAGCTGCTAGGGCAATGGGGGATGCTAGCTTTTGGATTTTATTTCGGGTCACGAGGCGCTGAGAAAATCGCCGAAACCATGACAAAAGGAAAAGAGAATGCAAAGTAATTGGAAACAAGCATTTGAGATGATGCTTGCCTCAGAAGGTGGTTATGTTAACCACCCGTCCGACCCAGGCGGCATGACCAACCTTGGCGTGACCAAACGGGTCTGGGAAGAGTGGGTTGGTCGTGAGTCTAACGAGAAAGAGATGCGCTCCCTGACCCCTGAGATGGTTGAGCCGTTGTACAAACGTAAGTTCTGGGATGCTTGCAAGTGCGACGATATGCCTGCGGGTATTGATTACCTTGTGTTTGACTTCGCCGTAAATGCTGGCGTTGGACGCTCTGCAAAGATCCTACAGACGGCTGTTGGTGTGCCTGCTGACGGTGGCATTGGCCCAGTTACGCTTGCTGCTGTCAAAGCTCAAGACCCTGTTGAGCTAGTCGAGAAGTTTAGCCAAGCCAAAGAAGCCTTTTACCGCAGTTTAAACACCTTTGAAACATTCGGTAAAGGCTGGCTTAATCGCGTAGCTGCCGTTAAAATCAAGGCAAATACGCTGCTAGCGTAAGCTTGGCACCCAGCCGAACTTGCGCCATGTCTTTTGGACGTCGGTAGACGCGGCTGAGACGTAGACGAATGATGGGTCGTCTGTCAGTGGGCATGGCAGCTTCTTCATGCAGCGGTCGTTTACCTCACACAAATTAATGTGTTCGCAAACGCAGATATCTTTATTCGTGGTGTACATAGCGTATCTTCCCTGAAATAGCGATTAACTCCGGTTGTTGCTTTTTAGCTTTTTCTGCTGCCAGCTTTAAGGCTGGTGGAAGTTTGTAGGGTTTTGGTTCTTCTTTCATTTGCGCTCCTCTATGTTGTAAAACCAATCATCGCCTACTGACCATTTGCGTGTGCCGTCTACTGTCCAAAGGTGCTTTGCTGCTTGAAAGTCTGGGAACTTTGTCTCGCTAGGTATCAGGCTTTGGTCGTACCACAGGCACCGGTTGTTAGGCTGGCAGGCAAACTGACCGTTATCTAATTTGATAAAGTTAAACGATTTATGTTCTTCTGCCTGTTCGGTAAAACCCGTATCGACGTCCAAACCATCCGCGCAGAAGTCCACGGTGAACAGGTACTGGCCAAAGTGCCATGTCTTATCTTTACCCAAAAACTTCACGCCCAGATTACGCAATCCAATCTTTTCAATAACGGTAAACTTGTACCCCATGCAGTCCCACAGTTGTAGCGTGTCAATGGGTAGGCTTGAAGGCGCGTCGGGATGCCAGACATAAGCGTGTATTGGCAGCTTGTCGTACAGCGCGCCGTAGTTTGGCAACAGGCTTTCTATGCGAAACACTTGACCTCTAAGCGCCTTGATGCTCACCCAGATAGCGGGTTCGTACTCGCCATAGCCTTTAGTGAAGTTGTACAGGAACTCACGTCGCACAAAACATTTTAGTGGCGGGAGGGAGGCAACAATATAGCTCATGTGTTGCGCTCCTTTAGCTTGGCTTCGATGGCACGAATAGCGGCATTAACTGACTGACCAGACTTTACGCAAATAATTGCCGTTTCGTGAATTTCATCATCCGTCAGCCCGACCCATTCTTTTCGTGGTGTACAAGTACACCTATTAT